GACTGAACGAAGTTCAACCTCAGTAAACCCAAGTGTTCCCCCATGCCGAATTAAATTATCTTTCAGTTTTGTTGCTTTTTTAGCATCTGCAAAATCTGGAATTAATCGTTTAAGCTCTTCCTGCTGGTATTGCAAGTTGGCCTGGTAAGTTTCTGCCTGGGCTTCTTGCATTGCTTTATGATTGTGCGCTAATTGGTTTTGATCGGCTTGATACAACTCCATGTCCTCTGAGTACTTAAGGTTCGCGTCCATATAACCGAGTGGGTCATCAGTAAACAAAGCTCTAGTAGGGGCAATGGGTTTAGAAACCAATCCATTTTGACTGACCTGTTGTGAGTATTGATCAAGCTGCGCTCGTTGCTGAATTAGGCCGTTATATGCCTGTTCAGCCTGTTTTTTAAGCTCAGATGCTTTTTGCATGCCTTGATTAATGTAACGCTGTCCAGAGTAGCTTTTGATTAGATCCTGCAGAGTCGCTTCAACGTCTACACCGTCTACTTTCACAGTGTATGTTTCGGAACCTACAGAGTCGTCTTGCTCATCGGAATCTGCCTCACCTTCGTCACCTTCGTATTCATCTTCATCGTCATCGTCTGCATCGTCTGCATCGTCATCATCTGAATCTTCAACTTCGGTGTCTTCAACCTCGGCCTCTTCTACTTCTTCCGTTTCGGTATCGGTAGTTTCAACTTCGGCTGTTTCTGGCTCTTGAGCCAATAACGCTTCAACTGCATTGTCCATGCTCATTTCGGTAGTCGCTTCCACGGTGCTTCCTTTTATTTGATGCGTTTATCTCGAAAGTCTTGATCCGTTATTGCACGGTTCAAAACATTCTCAATTTCGTTTAAAGCCCTTAATAATGCGTGGGCCTCTTCTCTTACTTCAATGTCATCCTTACCAGAATGTAAGAACTTGTTACATTGAGATGTTCGTATACTAACAAAAATAGCCAAAAAAGTCTCGTCTGCCAATAGCTTTTGGGCTTGATTCTTTAAAATCATTGCACATTACCGAGCCTGGGAGCGGCCTGCAGAGCCCTTACACGCTCAACATCCACCGCTGTTCCGTACTGTCCCAGTATTTTTGCGGCCTCAACTAACAAATCTTGGTTCATTTTGTCACGGTTTAGGTCATCATTGGATTGCAGCTCTCGGTATTTAAGTTGTAAATCAGCCAGTTCTTTACCCTGTGCGCTTTGCATTTGAGCCGCCTTAACTTGCATTTCTGCCTGGAGCTTAATCTGGTCTCCTTGCATCTTGCCCTGCATTCGCATCTGATCGCCCTGCATCTTCGCCTGAGCCTTGATCTGTTCACTGGTGATCATTGCATCAGCCACTGGATCGCCCTGCTCACCGGACTGTGCTGCCGCCTGTGCAGCCTGTTCAGCCATCTGAGCCATTAACTGAGCTTCACTTTCTGGGCTCATAGGAGCGTAATAACGATCAGCATTCTTAATGCCGCTTAAGGCCAAAGTATCTGCTAAGGTATTACGCATCATGGTCATGGTAACTAAGCCGTTAGTAGGACCGTAGGTTTGCCATATCTGCTGCTGCGTCTGGAAGGTCTGCATTAAAGCGGCTGCTTTAACATCTTCTTGGCCTGTGCCTAACCCGACATTAATTTGCATGTCCATAGAACTATTCCACACCTGTGGATCAACGCTCACAAACTCCCCGTTCAAGCGCATCATTTGCTCGTCTGGGCTGTTTTTAATGGAAACGTGTAGCATAAGTTGAAATAACCGTTTCATGCCCTCAGCAAGGTTTCTCGCCATGACTTCCACATGGCCTGCTGAGGCCTGTTGAGTTATAGCAGCTGCAGTGGCAGTGGTGTTTTGCAAAGCGTCTGCGTTAAGCCCCATACTCATCTTAGAGATGCCTGTTTTCTCCTCTACAAGCATGTCTAGGTACTGAAGGGCTGGTAGGGTGGACCCTGCTACAAATGGCACTACAAGGGGGTTAACTGACCCGATTTGCTCACTGCGAATTACGGCTCCAATTTCGTTATTTAAAACGTCATCCATGATAACCAGGTCTTCGTTGACTTCTAGGCGTGGGGTGTTTACTAAGGCCACGTTGTCTAGAATGCCACGCAGTACACTAGTCGTAGTGTCCTGATCATTCATGACCAGTTCAGCCAGGCTTCTGCCGTAAAATGCATGGGGCTCTGGGTCCACATGAAAATCAGCAAAGGGTGCTTTGTCCCAGGGCTCCTGTTCTAAAATTTCATAATTAGTGCCACCGCACAAAAACTTGTGCAAAGTGGGTACGCCATCCCCCTCAATGTCTATTTTTAAATAGGCTTCTGTGACAATGATTGCTCGCATCGATGGGTCATTAACCGCCTCATCAGTGGAGTCTACGTTCTCACCAAAGCGTAATAATTTTTCTTCTCCTTCATTATTAGAGTCATCATCTTCGCCAACCAGACCGTCAATCACATCTTGATCAAAGCCCATTGCAATCAAGTCGCCTGCACGTTTCTCAGACTTGTGGCAGACAATGTAAGCGTCATCAATCGATTTAGCCGACCCATCGATGAAAAACTCTTCCGGAGGGATACCTTCGATGACCATCTCACCCTCTTCGTATTTGTGAGAAATTAACATAGAGTGGACGTTTCTAGACACCTCAATGCCCATCTCATCCATTTCCATTGTTAACTCTTGCGAGTGTTCAATAACCTCAACCTCATCATCTGAAGTCAGCATTTCAACTTCTTCATCTGACAAATTTTCGTAAGTGTGAGATTCAGCAACGGTGGCGTTATTCCACCACACTTTCACAATGCCGACTTTCTTCACTAATGAGTCATGTATCGCATTACTTAATACGTTGTAGCCGCCAACTTTATCAAACACCCAATGTGTGTATGCCGTGGCCTGCTCTGCATTAGCCACATCTTCGCTACTCTTTGGAATAAACTCGACAAACTTATCGTTATTTAAGAACACGCGCATGAGGCCAGGCTTTGCCCCTCGCACAACATCCCTAACTTTAGTCGAGACAACCTTTGATCGGCCCTCTTCGTGGCTCAGGTCTACAGCCCCATCAAAATACTTCTGAGCGCGCTCCCGATCTTCTCTTATGTCAGTATCAACGTAATCAATTGCGGCTTCTATGGCGGCTTTAACTGCCCCCTGGATCTCGTCTTCCTTCATCTGTGTCATTACCGCTCCTCTCTACTGAATAAACTTTCTGACATGTTACCGCCAGCATTACCAGCAAGTACGACTGCAGGAGCTTGTGTCCCTGCATAAGCCGATTGTCTTAATGTGGCTTTTAATCCAGTGGCAAGGGAGGCCAAGGCCGACTCATCAACTAAGGCTTTTCTTACCTCATCAGGATCGGTTGACAGTAATACTTGAACTACCTTTGCCTTGTCTTTTTCGCTAAGGCCTATGCCCATCTTTTGCATCAACACAGCGGCTATCCTAGCAGCTGCTGCAGGGTTGCCATTTCCTAAGCTAATGACATCCTCTGCCATGCCCGTACCCATTCTGCCTGCTGCTGCATCAACAGACTGAGTTGAAGAGCCCGTAGATGTATAGCTTTCAATGTTTTTAGCTCCCTGAGCAATCTCTAACTTATTGACTAAACTATCCAGTGAGTCTTCTGGGAACAATTGTTCAACCAGGTCTTTTAATTTAGCGTCCTCTTTTAATATCTTTCTGATTGCCGCAGACTTGCCGCCTGCTTTAGACACATCGTTTTTAATGGAAGCCATCACACCAGATCGAAGTGCAGCAAGCACACTTGGGTCCACACTTTCATTCATCATTCTCTGGATCAAAATATTGGCCTGTTCTGGCGATTTATTGATTAAAGTTAAACCAGCGTCAAACGCATCCTCTTTAGAAAAAGTTAATGCTGATATGGCCCTAATTTCTTTCATTCCTTCGACAGATTCATCGATTTGCTTACGGAGCGAGTTCTGGACCCCAAACGCTGATGGGGCTAACCCCTTAGTCATTGTCTTCTCAGAAAACGATTGAGCAATTCGACCTGAGTGAGCCATAATTGCTTCAGCTTGAGCCGCTGTTGGAATCGTATTAAACACCACCTCGCCAGCTTCGTTAATTTTATAAAATGGTGTGGCTCCGGTTGTTTGCTGCATTTCTTGTGCGGCTAGTTGTGCTGCTTTTGGCATCCGCTTAATAATGCTTCTTAGCTCAGTTAACAACTCACCACTGACTTTTTGTGTGTTATAGGGGGCTCTTGCGCCTGCTTCAATAACGCGCTCGGCATCAATAATTTCACCCATGCCTTGTGTGATGTTTGGGTTATCAATATCAGTCATGCCAGCCCGAAGCTCATCAAAAGCTGCAGCTTCAGTTTGTTTAGTCCTTTCTGGAAAGCTGGCTTTTAGTCTTGCGGAACTAGGTCCACCATCTGCAACCATTGCCTTTACAGCTTCACGAAGCGTGACATTTTCAACCATAAGTTTGCCACTAGCTACATCAGCAACAATCTCATCAACAGTTTTACCGGACTCACTAGCCAAGCGTTGTATCTCGGTTTCAACGGCCTTACTGCCCCTGTTGCCAAACATGCGCCTGGCTTTGTCAATGACAGCAGAACCAAAACCTGTCACTAAATCACCCACTCCCTTGCCAGCACCGCCTGTCACGGCTCCAGTTAAGGCTCCACCAGGAACTCTTGAAACGCGGTCACCAAGATCACCCTCACCCGTATTAAAGGCGTAGATACCACCCTCAGTCATGCCTATCTTAGCGGCCTGCCATAAACGTGGAAAGAGCCTTGCACCTGTGGCTGCTGTGGCTGAACCGCCTGTAAAAAACCCAGCTACAATGGCTGGTATTGCAGCCCCTGCAGTTTCGTACATGATCGAACCTAGCGCGTCACTGTCTTGGTAGTCTGAGAGTTTTTTACGGACTTCGGTTAACGCATCATCGTAACTAACGTCACTAAATATCGACTCATAAAAGGCCTCTGCCTCGTCAGCACTGCCAAAAGTTAACCCTTGAAACAAAGCCCTGACTCGCTCTGTTTTTTCTTCTATGTCATTGGTATTACTTACCTGACTAGCATTTAGCTCTGCCATTAATTCTTGTGTTGTAGCCATTATTTCGCCCCAGGTTTGAGTGAATCCATAAACTCTACCTTTTTCTTATAAGGTAAGTTTTTCCATTGCTTTTGAGTCATGCCTATGCCTGCAGCAGAAAGTGCTGGAGGCATAATCCAAGGTGGTATTGACATGGTTGAAGCAACTGGAGAGCCCATATAAATATTGCCCTCTGGAATGCCACCCTTCACACCTATAGCGTCATATTTATCAATGGAGTTAATCGCCTCAACAGACCTTTCCTCGTATAACGCACTAGCGGCTGTAGCGATGTCGTAACGCATTTTTGGGTCCATTGCACCCGTTCCTAATACTGCGTTTTTAAACGCGGCTTGGAACGCTGGCACTTTTGCGCCTGCATTAGTGATAGCTCTAACCTCGCCCTCACGGGCCACAGAACCTGGGTCAAGAACCTTGGCAAACGCCACCGCCATTGCGTAGTCAGTCACCTGGTTAGGGTCTTGAAAGAAGGTCATGATGTTTTTGTAGCCCTGCTTAATAATGTTGAACTGCCCAAGCTCTTTATTTAAATCATCTCTAAGCGCGTTAATGTTGCCCAAGGTTTCTTTATCAAATACTTGAGTGGCATTGGGGTCAACTGAAAACGCAGGCTTACCGTCATCCAAATAACGCAATACACCAAACTTATCTTTGGCTGTTTTTCGCTCAGTGGGCTTGTCACCTAACTGTATAAATTTTCCAGTAGAGCTTTGTTGCCATTGTCCTGCTGGCAGTGTTTTTAATATCTCAGGATCAGTGATCATTGAAAAAGTCTCAGCAGTCTTTTCACTGGATTTCTTTAATGCGTCCGTACCGGACATAGCCCCACTGTACACAGCTTTAGCCAGTTCAATATGCCCGTTTCTTTCCAGCCATGCGGCAGTAGCGTTTTCTTTTTTAGTTAAAAGGTCCGCAGCATTTTTGGTCTTTCGATCCTCTCTTAGCGCAGCCTGATCTGCGTATATACCTTGCTGAATAGAGCTTGTGTTGGGGTTACCGCTCATGCCAGCAAACCCAGAGGCTAGGTTAAGTGCTAGGTTTTTCTTGTCATAAAGATCCATGTTTGAAAATTTAGTGCCAATACTGTCAAATAAACTCATTAAATTAACCTCCGAAATTTGAGCCAGAAGCCGCTTTAGCACCAAGCGTTAAATAATCAAATAAGCCTGGGCTATAACTTTCAGTTTGTGTTCCTACATTAGGTGCGCCACCAACTGCTTGAAGTAAATACTGCAACGACTGCGCTGGTGCGCCAGTAAACCCTTGGTACTGCCCTTTAGCTTCGTTAATCAACTGCTGGTTTAATGCCTGCTGTGCTAAACCTTGCTGGTCCATTCGATCTTGGATTTGTTGTCCCATGCCAAATCCTAAATTAGACATAGAGCCCAATTGGTTGGCTGCGTTTAAACGCTGTGATGATCCTGCTAGACCAGCCTGCTGATTAGTCATGCTTGCCTGTCGAGCCATGTTCTGCGCGTTCTGGTATCCAGTTTGACGCAATCC